GGGGGACGCAGAGCGCGGTTTTTCGCTAGAGACTGTCCCCCTGAATCGAAGTTGTTGTTTGCGTTGGATATGCCCCCGGTTCGCGTAACTTCGGGCTTTCGGTAGGGGTGAACCTGCAATCTGCCGACCATGAACCACCACCCAGGGAGCCCAGGAAAATTGCCAGGATGCGCGCTCAGCGCACCCCGTGCGGCATTTGGCCCAGAGGGACCCGCTAAGCCCGAGGCCCACCCCCTATCAAGGTACTTCCGACCGGGGCCAGAGATACGGGTGGCAGGCATCGCGGAATTCCACTATTTCCGGGGCATTCCTGTGAAGGGGGTTATTCACTACTACCAGGTGGCTTAGGTAATGGGCAAAGCCAGAGAGGACGCGCTACTAAACGGGCGCCAGTGCGCAGAAAGTATCGGCATCTCAAAAACCACATTTATCAACTGGAAGGTTCCGCCGTCGGGAACGCGCGGCAGCGAGAAGTTGTATGCGCTTAAGGACGTTCTGGACGTATACCGGGATAAATGCCGCCGCGAGATGGAGCGGGAGCTTAGGGAAGAAATAAAGGCCGAGCTCGCGGAGTCCGGCGACGATATGGGCGGCGATCCTCTCAAGGTGAAGCTGGAGTTGGATAAGAAGCGTGTCAGGTTGACCGAGGCGCAGGCCATTCACCAGGAGATGAAAAACGAAATGATGCGGCACGAGGTCGCACCGTTCGCTTTTATTACTTTTGTCCTTGGCAAGACATCAAACGCTATAGCGGGGGTGATGGACGCTATGCCGGTGGAGCTCATGCGCAAGCTGAGCCTGAAGCCGCAGGAAGTTGAAAAGGTGCGGGCGGTCGCATCGATGGCGGCGGACAGTATCGCGAGTCTAGGTGATGAACAGTGGCTGGAAGAGCGCTTTGACGAGTTTCTCGTCGAAACAGACCAGTAACGCATCGCACAGCTTCAGGGTAGCGCTCGACGTACTGAGGCGGCCACTGCCGACCACGCTGGCGGACTGGGCTGACGCCAATTTCTATATGTCGCCGGAATCCTCCTATGTGGAGGGCCCATGGCGAACGCGGCCGTTCCAGCGCGTTCCTATGAACCTGATGGGAAACGACGCGGTACACGAGCTGGATATTATTAAAAGCGCGCGGGTCGGGTATACCAAGATGATCATGGCCAGCGTGGCCTATCAGGTGGAGCACAAGAAGCGCAACCAGATCATCTACCAGCCGACAGACACGGCGGCAAAGGACTTTATGAAAAACCACGTCCAGCCGATGATCAGGGACGTCCGTCCGGTCAGGACCATGGCCAGCTGGTTTGGCAAGCGGCACCCGAACAACACCAATCAGGCTAAGACATTCGATAACCGCCGGCAGCTGTGGGCCCTGGGCGGGACGTCGGCGAAAAACTACAGGGAAAAGTCGGTAGATACGGTTTATATCGACGAGCTGGACGGGTTCGAGGAAAACGTAGAGGGCGAGGGCAGGCCGGACCACCTCGCAAACAAACGGACAGAGGGCAGCTATTTTCGCAAGATGATCTGCGGCAGCACGCCGACGACAGAACACAGGTCACTGATAAATTCCCGGGCCCTGTCGGCAGAGTGCTTCTTGCGGTGTTACATCCCTTGCCCACACTGTAACCATCCGCAACACCTGGTATTTGACAACTTGCGAATGCTTGAGCCAGGGAACTATGCCAGCACACAGTATGCCTGTGAGCATTGCGGGGCATTCTTTGACAATAAGCAGGCGCAGGAGCAGCAGGCCGATTGTTTCTGGATGGACAAATCCGCCGGGCTTGTAACGGACGATGGATGTCAATTCAGAGACATGGACGGCAACGACGTCGATACTCCGCGCCACGTCGCACTGCACATGTGGTCGGCTTACAGCCCCATGACCACGTGGGCCGATATCATGCGCGACTTTATGAAGCGCAAGGATAACCCCGCTGAGCTCCAGACATGGGTAAACCAGACCCGGGGGGAGACCTGGAAGGAACGCGGGGACGCTCCAGACTGGAAACGCCTCTACGACCGCACCCGGGGCGGGAGCCTCAAACCAAACCGGCTGGCGCCGTGGGTTGCGCTGATCACCATGGGGGTGGATGTTCAACGCAACAGGCTGGAGGCCGAGGTGGTGGGCTGGGGGCCGGGTAAGCGATCGCAGAGCATTGACTACCGGGTCATCCCCGGGGATACGTCCGACCTGAGCCCGGCCGGGCCATGGGAGGCGCTGCGGGGCATGATTCGCACCGAGACATGGACGCACGAGAGCGGCGCCCAGATACCCCTGGCCAGTACGGCGATCGACTCCGGGGACCAGACGCAGACGGTGTACACCTTCTGTCGGGAGTGGGTGCAGCCGCAGGTAGTGCCTATTAAGGGGATGGATCATCAGACCACGTTGATCGGTGTCCCGAAATCGGTAGACGTGAATCAGTCAGGCCGCAAGGTCCGGCGCGGCGTGATGTTGTGGGGCCTGGGAACAAACCTGCTGAAAAACGAGATTTACTCAAACCTGAAACTGGAGCGCCCGACCGAGGAAAGCGGTGATCCTCTGCCGCCCGGCTGGTGCGATTTCCCAGAGTACGGAGAGGAGTACTTCAAGGGCCTTTGCTCGGAGCAGGTGATGCGGGTCAGGAACAGGGCCGGGTATACGGTCTACCGGTGGGAGAAGATATACGAGCGGAACGAGCCGCTTGATTGCCGGTGCTATGCCCGCGCGGCGGCAGCGATCAGGGGGATCGACCGGTGGGGCGATGACAACTGGCGCGAGCTCAGGGAGTCATTTGGCATGGTCAGTCCAGCAAAGACCGACAATGAAACAAAGCACGGCGTGACCTTTCGGCGAAGTGAATTCTGGAATAAATAGGCATACAATTAATCTGCGGATAGGGTTAGCGCCCGAAAAGCTGGAACACCGACCAGCCTGCCGCTCCTTTGCAATCGGTGATAACTACACGGTGATAGTTATGAAATGTCCAAAAAAATCAACTTACACGACAACCCATGAATATTGGGATTGTGGCCACGGACCCACGGAAGGGCACCGCCACAAGACGGAGGCTGCGGCCCAGAAATGCATCAACTTGTCGGTGTTGTCGCATGAGAAAGAAGATGCGCAAAACAGGTTGCGGGAAGCGTGGCCGAAGTGGGCGAAAAGAAATGGCTACAAAAACAAGAAAGAAGTCAGATATATGCCAAAACTTGAACGAATTTGGAGATTTGCAGGGGGCACGCGCAAAACAGATAGGGATATGCTTTTTGCTATGTTTGGCAAGCAGTATTTACCAGGCATGGCGGCACAACTAGATCTTCTTGATTTTATAGAGAGCAATGGGCCTAGATTTGATTGGCGTGGCGACGAACACATCCTGCGCAATAGTGGGGGAGAGGTTATGGAAAGGCATACGCGTGAGGAATCTGATCTGAAAATGGTTGAATTCCTGAGAAGCAATGAGGCCGCTACCTCAGTTATTTCGGACCCATCGATTCACGGAAAAGCAAAGAGATGGATGGAATCAGATGACTGATTCGTCATTTTGACAGCTGGTGGGGATTCAGTATCACCGGCATTCAGACCCAGCCAGCGATATTGCATCGAGGGCAGATGAATATTTGGCGTTGATGCCAAGTATGTAGCTGTAATGTGAATGTATTTATAAGGCGGCTTAGGTCGCCTTTTTTATGTCTGCAATCTAATCAGGTGCAAGAAATTGTCATACACAACCACACAACTGGCATCGATCCAGGAAGCCTACGCCCGCGGCGTTCTTGAGGCCACGCTACCCGACGGGAGCAAGGTACGTTATCGCTCCCTGGCCGAAATGGCGCAGATAATTTCCGAAATATCCGCCTCTATCGCCACGCCAACATCAACAAACGTGATTTATCCGACCCATAAGCGTGGCTACTGATGGCTGACTTTCTGGAAAGGGCGCTTCTGACGGTGGCGCCGGGTTGGGCTGCGTCCAGAGCAAAGGCCCAGCGCGAGTTCCTCCAGCACAAAACCGCAGCGGAACACCTCAGAAAGTACGAGGCTGCCAGTACCGGGCGTCGCAATGAGGGGTGGATAAGGCCATCCACAAGCGCGAACGCGGAAATACTGACCAGCGCAAGCGCGCTCAGGAACGGATCACGCCAGCTGGTGAGAGATAACGGCCACGCGGCCAACGCGGTCAGCGTGCTCGAGGCAAATGTCGTCGGCACGGGTATCAGGCCCGACTTTGAGGCAGAGAGTGATGCCACTACCAGAATGCTGGAAGAGCTCTGGCAAAAGCACGTTGAAAATGAGATCAGCGGCGCGGATGAATGCGGTGATTTCTACTCGCGCCAGGGCCTGGGCTTCCGGGCGATAGTCGAGAGCGGCGCGGTGATACAGCGCCGCCGGCGCGGCGCCGTTATGGGTCGCCCGCTACCGTACCGGGTTCAGTTGCTTGAGCCGGATTATCTCGATTGTGGCCGCGACGGGATTTACAAAGGGAACATGGTTGTTCGCGGAAAGGAGTACAACAACCGGGGCGACGTGATCGCATACCACCTCTACAAAACCCACCCCGGGGACAGCTTTCTTGGAATGCACTCGAGGCTGGGTAGCGTGCGTGTCCCGGCGACCGATGTGTCGCACGCCTACCGCATGGATCGCCCGGGCCAATCCGATGGCGTGACCTGGTTTGCCCCGGTAATGACGACACTGCGAGACCTGGGGGATACCAGGGACGCCTACCAGCTGCGCCAGAAAATCGCGGCCTGTTACACAGTCATCATTACCGAATCTGAACCAGGTGTCGGGACAGCGAACGCGGGCCAGCCGATAGCAGACCATATCGAGCCGGGGCGAATTGAATCCATACCGCCAGGCAAGGACGTGAAATTCGCCACACCGCCCGGGGTGGATGGCATGACCGATTTTGACAGAGCTCAGCTGCTGACCATTGCGGTGGGGCTCGGGATTCCATACGAAGCACTGACAGGCGATCTGCGCAATGTGAACTTTTTGTCCGGGCGGATGGGTTGGCTGGGCTTTTACCGAAATATTGACAGCTGGCGCGCCAAGATCGTCATACCGAAACTGTGCAAGCCGGAAATGCAATGGTTCCTCGAGTCTGCGGCAATGTCCGGCAGTCTCACTGAATCGGTGCGTGTCAACTGGATAGCCCCGCATCGCGACCTGCTGGACCCGGTGAAGGAAATCGACGCGCTGAGAAAGGAAATGCGCATGGGCGGCCTGTCATACCCCGACTTTGTGAAGATGCGCGGCCGCGATCCTAACGTGGTGATTGCATCAATTGAAAAATGGAAGAAGGAATTGGACGACAGGGACCTGTTTTTCGACTGGGACTGCGAGAAGTTCGCCGGCACCGGGAACATGAACACCGTACAACTCACGCAAGAGGATAGCTGACATGCCAAAGGCAGCAGAGAAACTGGAAACAATGGAGGTTCAGATGCTCGATTTCAGGGCGTCCCCCGCACCCAACAGCTACAACGCGGAAAACCGGACAGTCACATTCGTGGCCAGCGCCGGCTCGCGCGGACTTCGCCGTCATTGGATGGGCGATTACTACGAGGAGCTGGAGGTATCGGAAAGCGCCGTGCGACTGAGTCGCTTGCGCAACGGCGCGCCATTCCTCAATGCACACAGCGCCTGGGCTATCTCCGATGTACTGGGGACCGTTGAGCGCGCATGGGTCGAAAACGGAAGCTTGCTGGTCGATGTCCGGTTCAGTAAGCGCGACGAGGTGGCGCCGATCCTGCAGGACATCGCGGACGGCATTCTTCGTCATGTCAGCGTGGGGTATATGGTGCATGAGTACCAGGTCACGGAGAAGCAGGGCGAACTGGACGTGCGGCGCGCGGTTGATTGGGAGCCAATGGAGGTGTCCATCGTGCCCATGGGATTTGATGACGCGGCGGTATCCCGTTCCGCCGAAAAAGAAGTTAGTCAGGCAAAAGTAACTTATCGGGCCCCCGGGCCTACCACTGAAGGAGGGGCAAACATGCCTACCAAGAAAGAGAAGGACCAAGCCCCGGCGGCCATTGAGACGCTGGATGTAACTGAAACCCGTGGCGTCGAGCATGTCGCCCCGCCCCCGGTTGATGTATCTGCCGTGCGCGAGGAGGCAGCCGCAGCCGAGCGCAAGCGTGCCACCGACATATCAAGCGCGGTTCGCGCCGCAAAGCTGCCGGTCACCTTCGCCGAAACGCTGATCAGGGATGGGGTCGATATTGACAAGGCCCGCGCCCGCATCATCGATGAGTGGGCCCGCGACGATGGAGACCAGGAGATTCGCGGCGTTCGCACGTCCGTTGATCACGACATCGTGGACAACATGCGCGCGGGGGCCGTGAATGCCCTGCTGGCTCGTGGTGGCGTCGAGCCGCTGACAGACAGGGGGCGAGAGTTCGGCAATATGACCCTCTTGCGCCTTTGTGAAGACCTGCTGACCCGCCAGGGCGTGAACGTGCGCGGCCTTGCGCCGTATGAGCTCGCTTCCCGGGCGCTGAGCACGTCTGATTTGGCAAATATCGCCGGCAGCGTGTTTAATCGCACGTTGTTGAGCGGGTACGAGTCTGGTCAGCGCACGTTTGTTGGCGTGTTTCGCCAGGGGTCGGCGTCCGACTTCCGCGCGGTGAACCGCATCAGAATGAGCGGCGCTCCCGCCCTTGAGGAAGTTAAGGAAGGCGGTGAGTTCAAGTACGGCAAAGTGACCGACGAGAAGGAGACCTACTCGCTGGCCACGTACGGCAAGATCCTGCCGTTTACCCGTCAGACCATCATCAATGATGACATGGACGCCCTTACCCGGGTCCCGATGCTGTTTGGCCGCGCAGCTGCTGACCTGGAAAGCGACATCGTATGGGCGATCATCACCGCCAATGCTGCGCTTCAGGACGGGACTGCCCTGTTCCACGCAGACCACAGCAACCTTGCTGGTTCCGGCGGCGCCATCAGTGTGACCACAGTAGGCGCGGGGCGCGCAGCAATGCGCGCACAGACCGGAATGGAAGGTCGGCTGATCAATGTTATGCCCCGGTTCCTCATTGCCGGCGCGGACACTGAGACGGTAATCGACCAGTTCCTGACCGCCATTACCCCGGCGACCACTGCCAACGCGGTTCCCTCCGTGATGCGCAGCCTGCAACCGGTCATCGAGCCCCGACTGACCGGGAACCAGTGGTATCTCGCCGCCGATTACAACCAGGTTGATACTGTTGAGTATATGTACCTCAACGGCCAGCAGGGCGTTTATATCGAGACCCAGAACGGTTTCGATATTGACGGTATCGCGGTAAAGGCACGCCATGATTTCGCCGCCAAGGCGATTGATTATCGCGGCTTGTACAAGAACCCGGGCGCGTAAACAGCCCACAACCCACAAGGCGCCTTCGGGCGCCTTTTTTGATCCCATTTTTAACTGAACGGAGGGCTCGCACATGGCGGCCAACTACAAAGGGGTGGGTAACACCATCCAATACTCAAACACCGACACTGCTATTTCCAGCGGCGACGTTGTTATCGTCGGCAGCCTTGTCGGCATCGCAGAAACTGACATCGCCGCCACCACTGGCGTCGGCACGGTCAACATCGAGGGCGAATACGAAGTTGCGTGTAACTCTGCCGACGTCATCAGTGTTGGCCAGGTGCTGGACTGGGACGCATCTGCGTCTGAGTTCGTGGACGCAATCGGCTCTGCCGCATCCGGCGACAACGAAAACGGCGTGGTGGCGGTTTCAGCCGCAGGAGCCGGCGTGACACTGGTCCGCGTCAAGCTGCTGCCGGGCAACGGGTCAACCACATAACCGTGTTTGACGATCTGGCAAGGTCTGTCGCCAGCACGCTCTCGGGCGTGTTTGGCGGCACTTACTTGTATACGAGAACTGGGGTTTATGCTCTGGACGTTCCGCTGGTCCTGCGCAAGGACGTGGAGTTGCTGGACGAAAGCGAACAGGTGGTGGGCAGGACAAACCTGGTCAGAATTGCGCATAGTGACATCGCGTTTGTGCCTGAGCGGGATGATTATTTCGAGATTGATAGCAAGCGGTACACACTGGGCAAGCGGTTTGCAGACGACGGGTATACCTATGTGTTCGAGGCAACCACGTGAAACTGTCAGTCAGTTTTGACAACCTGGAAGACGTGCGGCGCGCCTACGACCCGGCAGTGGTGCAAAAAGCCGCCGAGTCTACCATTCGGCAGCTGCACTCAAAGGCCGCAACTGCCGTCAATAAGCAGGTCAGGCAGGTCTATAACATCAAGGCCGGCACCATATCAAAATCACTCACAAAGCGGGTTGTGACGCGGGAGGGAATCCCGGCTGGGTATCTGATTTACCTGGGCGGCCGCCTGTCGCTGCGGCATTTCAGCACAGTATCTGGCACCGGCGAGCCGAGCAGCTCTGCGAGACCAAAGGTCAAGACCCGACGCGGCGTTCGGCGCGGCGCCAGGGTAAGGGTCAAGAAAACATCGAAATCATCCATCCTGAAAAAGGCATTCTGGGGCCGCGCTCGCGCTGGATCGAGTGACGGCGAGGGCGGATGGCAGATATTCCAGCGGATAGGGTTGTCGCGGCTCAAGGTTAAAAAGCTGACAGGCCCATCGATAGCCCACATGGTCAGGGGCCCCGAGGCCCTGCGCGCCATAAATGACCTGGTGCAGCGCGAGGCGGACGAGAAGCTGGCCAATAACCTGGATCACTTTATGCGCACGCGGGCGGGGATTCGATGATTGCTGAATTTATCACCTACCTGCAAGGGGCTGGGTTGACGCCTGACGTCCGCTTCGCCTTTACCACAGAGCCGGTGGAGGACTATTCGGACGAGTTGCCGGTCATCATGGTTTACCCGATGGGCGAGGAGGCCAGCCCAAGCAGCTTTGACAACGTGGTGATACAGGACGTGGCAAAGGATGTCGCGTGCTTGCTGGGGTGCGCGGTCGGTGATTACGAGGCGCTACTGGCAGAACTCAGGGCGGCGGCCATGGGTTGGGTTTTCGGGCAGTACGACGCAATGGAAATGTCAGGCGCATCCATCGTCGGCATAAAGGGTGGGTATATCTGGTGGCAGGAGGTGTACACAACCCGAATCAGGATCAGGCAATCAACTTAACTGGAGGCTGATATGGCGCGCGAAGGCGGCAGCTACATCAAGGAAAAAGACGGCAGCTTGAAGCTGGTGCATCGCACACAGCCAGCGGCAGCCAAACAGAAACCAATCAAAGCGGTGGAAGTCACTGCAAAAAAGAGAGAGGTGACAACCAATGAAGATTCGTAAGCACTACATACTGGCAAAAATCGAGGCCACGTATGGTGTAGACCCGACGCCCACTGCCGGCACCAACGCCATCCTGACCAGCGGGTTAAACCGCAAGATATACGAGGGCAACAAGGTTACTCGTAACCTGGATAGGGCAACCCTGGGCGCTGACGAGGAAATCAACACCGGCCCCTATGCCATGGTTGAATTCGGCGTCGAGATTGCAGGCGCTGGCGCAGCCGGTGACGTCCCGGCCTATGGCCCGTTGCTGCGCGCCTGCGGGTTTGCCGAGACGATCACCGCATCAACCAGCGTGGAGTATGATCCGGTTTCCACGGGTTACGAGTCCATTACCATCTGGTATGACCAGGACGGCGAGCGCCAGGTAATCAAGGGCTGTCGCGGAACGGTGCGATTCTCGCTGAATGCAGAGGCCATCCCGATGATGTATTTTACATTCACCGGGCTTTATGCAAAGCCTACCGCACAGTCTTTGCTGGTGCCGGATATCAGCAGTTTCCTGTTTCCGCTGCCCGTGAACAACGTCAACACGCCAACCTGCACGTTCGATGCTTATGATGCGATTATGCAGACGCTGGAGATTGACTGGGGCGGAGACGTGCCTTACTTCAACCTGGTCAACCTGGAGAAGGTCGATATTACTGACCGGGCCCCGGCTGGAACGGCGACCATTCTTGCGCCAGTGCTGGCGACCAAGGACATGTTTGCGCTTGCTGAAAGTCATAACGGCGTGACAACAACGGACTTTCAGCTGGTTCACGGCACAGCGGCCGGAAATATCGTAACCATTGATGCACCGACTGCCCAGCTGTCAGGCATTACCGAAGTGGACATAAAAGGCGATCTTGGATACCAGATGGGCATGCGATTGCTGCCCGGCGCATCCGGTGACGATGAGTTCAAAATCACCATCACCTGACCCTTTCGGCCCTCCGCGCTATACGTTCCCATTGCCTGACGACCCGGCCAAACCCGGGTGCGCGGAGGGCCGATTCTCATTCAGGCAATGACCAAGGCAAAAGGCAATTACCATGTTGATTCTCAAGGGTGTTAAATCCCAAATTGATATAAAACTGACCGCTATTATTGATGGCGATCTTGGCAAGGAAATACAGGTCCCATTCGTTGCGACATTCAAAATCCCCCCGGTCTCTGAAATCAAGGACGTTCTTACCCAGATTCAAAGCGATGAGGGCATGGAAGACGAAGTGTTGATGGACCGCTATTTGCTGGGATGGAAGAATATCGAGACAGCGGACGGGCAGCAGGTCGATTTTACCCCTGAAAACCTCGCTGCCCTGCTTGAAAGCCGGCCATACCGAAAAGCACTGGCCGATGGTCTCAGGATTATATTGCTCGGCAAAAAGGAACCGCTGAGAAAAAACTAATTGAGGCGGGGCAAGCCTGGGCATCCATTCGGCGCGAAGTAGAGCCGAGCGGTGATGACGGCAGTGCGTTTTTGTTGCTGCCGCAGGTAGACAATCGGCCACCGCCGCCACCTCAGACGTTCACCGTTCACCCCGACAACTGGCTTGCATTCATGGTATTCAGGGCGTGCCAAACACAATGGCGCATGGTTGTAGGCATGTCGGGCGCGCTATACCAGGGGTTGGATTATCCCTCTGTGCTTGCGGTGCTGGATGCGTGGAAAGTGAAAAAGCGGAAGAAAGTGTTTAGACAAATAGTTCTGATTGAAACCGGGGCATTGAGTGTAATCCATGACGAATAAGACCTATCAGACGACGCTGTTGATTCGGGGCGACTCGAAGAACGCCGTTCGCTCTGTTCAGCTGACCCGGGATGAAATTGAGAAGCTGACCGGTGCCCAGAAGAGGGGTGCTACGGCTACGCAGCAGTTCGCATCAGCGTTTTCAAAGGCGAACGGCGCCGTTGATAAAACCTCAAGGGCATTTCAGGGTCTCGGCGGGCTTATCGCTGGTCTTGGTATCGGCACTTTCTTCAAAACCGTTGTTGATAAAACCATCCGGCAGGAAAAAGCAGTAAAACAGTTGGAAACCGTTCTGACTTCAACGGGTGGCGCGGCCGGACGCACGGCAGAGCAGATGCAGGCTTACGCGGCATCGCTACAAGCAACCACCACGTTTGGCGACGAGGCGATTATCGAGGCGCAGGCGATGCTTGCGACGTTCACCGACATTCAGGGCGTCAACTTCGACGAGACTGTATCGACAATTCTGGACGTATCGCAGGCTCTCGGTCAGGATTTAAAATCATCCACAATTCAGCTCGGGAAGGCGTTAAACGACCCTGTAAAAGGGCTTTCCGCCCTATCGCGTGTCGGCGTTTCGTTCACCGATGAACAGAAGGAGCTGATTAAATCTCTTGACGAAACTGGCCAGAAGGCTGAGGCGCAGCGAGTTATACTGGCTGAGCTTCGTAAGGAGTTCGGCGGGAGTGCCGCGGCGGCAAAAGACACCCTCGGCGGCGCTTTAACTTCGCTCGGCAACACCTGGAATGACCTTCTTGAAGTGCAGGAGGGTGCTGTCGGGCCGATGAAGGACAGCATTCGGGAGCTGGAATCGCTGCTGTCAGACCCGCAATTCAAGCAGAGCATACAGGATCTCGCTTCCGGGATGATCAACCTCGGAACCCAGGCTGCCGCCGGCTTTGCTCAGGCGGTGGAGTCCGCCCGATTTTTCGGCGAAGAACTGGCCCGCATTCGTTTCGGGATCGCCGCCGATGACATTGCGGCGCTAGAGGGCGATATAGCGAAAATCGAGGAGATTCTTTCCGGCGGCTCTGTGTCCAGCTTTGGCGAGCGGTTCCGGTTTTTCGGCCCTGATGGCGTGTTTGAGTATCTCGACGATGACGAGTTGCGCGGCAAGCTGGATGAACTGAAGGCGGCACTCACAGAGGCCCGTAAAGCACAAGACGATTTCGCGGCGTCGTCTGTAAAATCGAAGGAGGCGGCTACTGATAATTCGAGTGCAGTCGCCAAAGAGGCGGAGAGTGTTACCAAATACACCAAGGCCGTCATCGATGCCGATAAGCACATCAAGGAGTTCAACAGCCGACACGAGAAAGCAAATAAGGAGTTCGAGCAGGGCCACAAAATCCTAGACGACATGGTGGAAAAGAGCGAGGACTACGTTCGCCAGCTGGAATTTGAGGTATCACTGATCGGCAAAACCGAGCGCGAGCAGGCCATCCTCACGGCTGAGCGAAAACTTGGAGCAGGCGCCACCCAAGAGCTGAAAGACAGGACGCGGGAATATACTGGCGAGCTGTTCGACAACAAAGAGGCGATGAAGGCAGCGGAGGCCGAAACCAAGCGGCTGGGCGAGGCCGCAAAAGAGATGGAGCAGGTTTGGTCTGATAGCAGGGACGTTCTATCCGACTTCTTCTTTGAATTCGCCGCGGACGGCAAAAACGCCTTTGATACCCTGGTCGAAGGCTTCAAGGCCATGATTGCCAAAATGATCGCGGAGGCCGCTGCAAACCAGATCATCCT